TTGACCTACAGAAACAGAGTTAGCAGCAGTAGCAGTACCAGTAGCTATTGTACTTGAAACTGAAACAGCTGAAATACCAGTAACATTTGTACCATTGATTTGAACTGCTGCGGTAGCTGTACCAGAAACAGAAATTATTTTAAGTTCATTAATTTTAAACGCATAGTTAGCATATAATACAAGAGTATATGTTGTTGCAGCAATACTAGCGTTTATGTCGTGAAAATCTATTTGTTCTACAAATGCACTCCATTCAGCTTCACCAGATGTATTATCAATAAGTTTTAAAAAGTATCCATTTACTGATGAACCAAGCCCTGGTGTTTCTATGTTTAGTGTTGTACCAGCAGTTATTGTTGTTGTATCTCCTGCTAAACGTACAATACCCGAGTCTGAAATACTTAATGCTGTACTACCCCAAGTTAGAGCATCTACTTGTAAAGCAGTACCAGTGTCAAGCTCTAAAAGACTTGTTGTAGTAATTAAGCCACCAAGAGTAAAGTTAGAACCTGTTAAGGTTATACCGTCAGATGCAGTATAAGAACCTGCAGTTGGTGTTTGCCATTCTGTTTCGCCAGTAGTATTGTCTACAAGAGTTAATACATCTCCGTTTGATGCTGTACCAATGTTTGGGGTTTTGATAGCTAAAATAGTACCACCGCTTGCGTCTAAAGATATACTTGATGCACCAAAAGCAATACTACCAACGCCAGTGCTTGAAATACCGCCACTATCAATGTTAAATATAACATTACCGCCGTCTTGGAACTCTAAACTATTTGTGTTTATGTCTATAGCTGTTGCTCCCGTAAGTGTACCGCCAAGAGTGATGTCTGAACCTGTAAGAGTTAGACCATTTGAAGCGGTGTATGAGCCACCACCAGTTGCCCAACTTGGAAGACCTGCTGATACTGTAAGAACTTCGCCAGTTGCACCAATTGGAAGTTTTTGTAGTACGCCTGAACCGTCAGCATAAAGAATATCTCCAGCGGTGTATGATGTATAGCCAGTACCGCCTGAATTTGGTAATAAATAACCTGTAGGTTGTAAATTACCTGATGCATTTTGAAGTTGTACGCCAGTTGCACCAAGTTGTAATGCACCGCCATTTACTTGGAAATCTTTTGACGTTATTACTGTACTAGAGATTTCATACATTGAAGAGTCTCCAAGCGTTGTACCGTTTGGTGTCCACTTTGGTATATAGTTTAAGGTACCTGAACCTGCCACAGTACCACTAACTGGTAAACCGTCAAGGTTTATTACCCAAGATGAATATGTACCTGAGCCTGTTTTGTGTGTAATGTCAACAACAAGAGATGTCCCAGAGTATGAGTTTACAGTACCGTGCATATGATTTGATGCGTCATATACTATCATTACATCTTGCTGTGAAGTGTATGAAAGATTTGCATCTACAGTAAAAGTTAATTGCCCTGTTGATACTATTGTATGAGAAGTTGAAGATGTTGTTTTGTAGCGGTCAGATAGTGATGTGACGATTGGATTTGCTGGGTCTGTGTTGTCTACGGTTATATTTGTACCAGCTACGACTGATTGGACGCCACCACTTGAACCACCTGTACCATTAATCCAGCGCTTTAGTGTTGAGTCATATTTAAGTACATTGTCATTTTGTAAATTAGACAAAGAAACATCTCCCATTTGGTAAAGGTTTTTTGCACCTGTTACTCCTTCAAGGTTTATGCGTGGTGCATTTTTGATGTGGGCGTAATCTATTTTTAGACTACTATCATTGAGTGGAAGCTCGTTTATTTTTGCAACAATATCTTCTCCAGTATCAGGCGAACCATCTTTGCCGTCTTGTCCGTCTTTACCGTCTTGCCCGTTTTCTCCGTCAAAATAATCAATACCTTTAATTGGGGTATAGCCGTCTTTTGGTTTTAGTTTTTTAGCTTTTTCTAAAGTACTTTCAATAAGAGATATTTTATTTTCTATTTGTTTAAGCAAACTGTTAGATTTTTCTGTTAAGTCGTTTTCAAGGTTTACTTTGATGTCGTCTATTTGTTTGATTGAGTCAACAATTATACTGATGTTTTCTTTTGAAATGTTTTCAAAGTTATCTTTTGATTTTTTGATAACCTCTAAAACCATTACCAAAAACTTTTCAACTTCTTTTGGTGTTATAGTATCGTTTTGAGTAAGTAACAATAATTGTTTTAGTTTTTCGATTTTGTTTTGTTCCATAGTATTTATATATTATAACATATATTGAGTTGTGGATAAAGTTGTTGACTTAATAATGGTTTGGGTTTTATTCGTTTCCAGCTAGTGTGTTGATAAGTAAAACTCTTGCAGATGGTGATATATTGTTTAAGAGTTCACCCATTACTTTTTCTGATTTTCCTGTAATTATTGCAGCATTTTTAACTATTTGTGGAGTTATTACAGCAGATGTAAGAGACTGAATTAATTCTCCAATGTTTAGGCCTTGGTTTCCACCACTTATATCTTTTGTAGAAAGTTGTCTAACTGCTTCTGAAGACCTTAATGTTTCTGGTTTAACTTCAACTCTATTTAAAAAGTCATCAACAATTTGTGGGTCAATACCTTTTTTACTAAATAATGTTTCCATGCTCTTAGCAGCTTTTGATAATTCTGTAAGATTATCTTTATATTTTACTTTACCAAATATAGACTGTACTGCTTCTGCTAATTGCAAGTCTTTAGAGTATGCTTTATTAATTTCGTCTAGTTTGTCTGTTGATTTATTTACCGCACTTCTTAGAGCATCCACCGCATCGTTTACAAATAAATTAAATGATATTCTCTCATCACTTGTTGCTGTTTTATAACGCAAGTCATCAACAGTTTTTAGAGTTTTGTTTATACTTTTACCATCTAAGTCAGTATTGGTTATTAAATCAACAATTTTATTTGCTTTGTCTATGTTTGGTTGTTCCGCAAATTCTATGTTAGAAAATACCCTTTGGTTTGTTTTTTTGTCTGTATATACACCAAAGTCATCTAAGAAAGATTGGGTATTTGAACGAAAAACTTCTGGCTTAATATCTTGCTGAGATAATTGTTCAAGGCCTTCGCCATATGCAGTGCTGGCTTGTTTTTTAATTTTATTTACTCCGTCAATAATAGTTTTAGTGTTTTGTTTAAGTAAATCAGAACTGCCCAATTCTTTTAGTTGTTTTGAAGCAATTTGCGCTTGTTCTGGATTTTTAACAATAGTTTCTATAACATCTCCTTTTACTCCTGAAAGTCCAGCAGATACATTTTTAAGTAATCTACCAGTTATGTTTTTTGCGATAGATAATCCTTTTCCAGCAATTGGACCAGCAACACCAAAAGCAGTACCAGCACCAAGTTTAACTTTTCCAGTGTCTTGTAGTGATTGTCCGATATCTGCTGCTGCACCTTGTAAAGCCCCAGCGGCAACTTTACCACCAAGTTTACCCCCTAAAGCACCAGCAACTTTTCCACCAGGTATTAAGTAACCAGCAGAACTTAACGCTTGACCGACAACATCTGCTGTATTTTGGATTGGGGCAACTTCTTTACCTCCAATAATAGACTCTGTTGGTTTTTCAAGTGCAGCCTGTCTAATTGCATTTGCTCTTTCGTCTTTGCCTACCAAATCAGCAACTTCTGCTATACCCAAAGCACCAACACGCCCAAGAGCTGTAGCTGGTTTTTCTATAAGTGTACGAAATGGGTCTGCTGCAATAGATTTTATAATTGACTCTTTTTTGACTACATCATTAGACCCTTCTGAACCGATTGGGTTTATTTGTTTATCTTGTGGTATTGCATTTCTTGCAGATAAATAATTATATATTTCCCTATCAGGTACGCCTTGTTTTCTTGCGTCTTGTATAAAAGCTTGTGTGTTAAAATTTTCCATATTATTTGTATTTACTTAGTATACTATCAAGTGTTTTTGTGTAGTTTGTTGGAGAAGCCATATCATTAAGTGCCTTTGTTATGTTTTGTTGATATACCGCATTTGGGTCGATACCTTGTACCACAACGTTAGCTTCTTCTGCTATTGAGTCTAAAGATTTAAAAGTACTTTCTAAATCTCCAAAGGCTACATCTCTTATGTTTGTTAGTTGTTCTCTAAATCTTTTTTCTTCTTCAACATTAACAGCTCCACCAGAACGTAAACGTCCAATTTTATCTGCTGCGTTTGAAACTAAACGAGAAGCTGTACGATTTGTACCAGTTTTTACACCAAGAATAAATTTATTATAACCAACTTTGTTTATTTCATTTTTGATGGCTTGAATATCTTGTGGTAAAGAATTTGCAATAGAAAAAACCTTTGCTGCGTCTCCTGACAATGCTTTAAGTGTACCACTAGTACCACCACCAGCAACTGATTTTGTTTTAGACTCAGCAATATCTTGATATATTTTGCTTAGTTGTGCCTTTTTAACAGCAACGTCTAGTGGGTCAGTTGAATATGCACCCATTTTTTGTATAGCCTCTACTACACTTGTTGATTTTGAAACATTGTTTAATATAGATTGTGGCGCTCCATTTTTAGAAGCTTCTAACATAAGATTTTGAATTGTTTTTTCTTCTTGTTCTTGCTTTTCAATTCTGTTTAATTCAAGTTTTAGTTTTAGGTCTTGTGCTTGAGCTTGTTTTTTCTCGTCTCTTGTTAGAATTGGTTGTATAGCTTCAAGTTGGGCTTTCATTATGTCTAATTGCTCTCTAATTGGGGCAAATTTGGCTTCTACGGCACTATTTGCGGTGTCCATAGCTAATTGTATGTCTCCTTGTTTTGCGAGTGCCTGAGCGTTTAATACACCGATTTCTGATACTTTCAAAGCACGTGCAAGTTGTGCATCTTTTTGTGTTGTTCTTTGTTGACCACGTATAGCAATACCAGTAATAGCCTTCTTTTCTATTTCATTAAGAGTTGATAGCAATTGTATATCGTCTTTTTGTATTTCTGCAGTCTTGTTAAGTACTTGAGCATTGATGTCTTGCAGTTCTTGTCGTTTTGCATTATAACCTGATGCTTCAAGCGCAGATGTTTTTGCTTCACTTTGCCCTGCTAGTTGACTAACCAAAGATGCAATATCAAGAGATTGTTTTTGTGCAAACTGTTGTGCTTCCGTGTCTTGTACGTTTATTGCTTGTAGTATTCTGTCTGCTTCATTCATTGGCGGAGTTGGTACAGACGGAATAGCTTGTGGAACTTGTACAGGTTGTGGTGGGTTTTGAATAGAGCTTGCTGTTATAACTGTTTGCGCTGGGGACTGTACCGCTGGTGGAGCTATGGTTGGTGCAACTTGTGTTGGTTGCTGTGGTTGTTGATTAAGTTTTGGTATAGTCAAAGTTTGCCCAGCTTTAATCATATTAGGGTTAGAGATGTTATTTGCCTGCGTTAATGCCCCAATAGTAGTTCCAAACTGGCTAGCAAGTCTTGTTAAGTTGTCTCCTGATTTTACTGTATATGTATCCATTGTAATTATTTTAATATCTTGTTTGCTTTTAATATATCTTCAAGCTCTACCAGTCTTGTTCTAGTGTTTGCGATTACTGTTGCATCGGCACTAGTTAAGGAAGAATTATCAACTAAAGTAAGTGTTCCTGTCTCTTTTATTATATCATATATCTTGACTTTTTGCGAGTCTTGACCTGTGTGTCTGTGTTGGCGGTAATTCTCTTCAAGTTTATTTACTCTATCAATTAAAAGATTTATTTTTTGTGTTAGTTCTTCCATACTATGATATTATTATTTCTCTTATTCTAACAAGACCTTTCATTTCTATTTTAAGTTGTAGTTTGTCACCTGTTGGTGCAAGTTCTGTGTATAAAGAAGACAAAGCCCCGTAATCATCATAAGAAAATTCTTTAAAGAAAGTATAAGCACTTGAAGCATCTGTTCTATAGTATATTTTTATGCCATCACCTGATTGCAAGTTTTTACCAAGTATAAACTCAAGATGCTGTGGAGTTGCTGGAGATTTTGGAGAACCTATAACGTATACCGGAGTTTCAAACATACTAAAATAGCCTAATGTTGGGTACGGTGTAGAAGTAAAAGAAGTATTTTTATCAATAACTGTTGGTGAGCTTCCACCTGTATATTTGTATGAAGATATAACAAATCCTTGTCCAATACTAGCACCTGAGGTAAAATCAAAAGAGTCAGTTTTAAATATATGTCCTATTTGTGGGTATGCTCTTTCGCCTGGTATGTTGTCATATTCAGCAACGTACATATTATTCCCGCCTGTGTTTTCATAATTTACTTCTCCTGAAACGCTAACAGAAAATACACCATAAGGGTATATGTAACTACCAATAGAATATGGACTTTTCATATTAACTGATAAATAGATTTTATCATTATCGGTAAAATAGTCATTTGATTTAACAGACAATACATTTTCTGTTGCAAAACTTAAATTTGCTCCAGTTCCAGCGCCATCATCAATTGTTTCTATTTCTCTTAGGTATTGATAGATGTTAGTTACATAGACGACACTTGAGCCGTTTGTTTGATATACTCTACCATCGCCGTCCGTGATTGCGTAAAGGTTGTTATTTAATTTTGCTAGTATTTTAATAATACCGCCTGAAACTGTAATTTGATTTTCAAAAAATAATTCATTTCTGTCCCAAGTATAAAGTCTATCACCACGTGCAATAACTAAAAATTCTCCATATTCATTAATAGCACTTACTTGTGGTTTTTTTTGCCCATCTTCAAAGTCTAAAGCATTGTAGTTTATGTTAAAGGTTCCACTGTTTGTTGGGTCAAAGTTTGGTTGGGCTTCAAGTGAACCTAAAACATTTTTACCTAATACTGTGTCGTAACCACCAAAATATAATATATTATCTATTTGACTTTTGAAAGTAGCGTGAACGATAACATCTGCACCAAAAAACCAAGAGCCACTTAATCCGCTAGAATTAAAATTTAATGCACGTGAGCCAGCACCTCCAGGATAAAATGTAAACTGAAACCAGCCATTTTCCACATAATCCAAAAAAACAACTGAGTCTTGTGATAATGTATATGACCAGTTATTTAACCCTGATTGTATATTAAAAAGATAAAAAGAAAAACCGCCAGTATACTGAATAACATCTGCGGTATCTGTAACAGCAAAAGTATTCCCATTTTCATCTTGTGCAGAAGCCAAAACAATAAAATTATTTATTTCTGTTGAGTCTTTAAAGTAAGTTGACGTTTGTAATCTTGTAAAAGGTTTTATCTCCCCACTAACAGCTCTTGTATCACAATTAACAGCAGTTGATAATCCTGCATAAGGAGAAGGGTTTATTTTCCAGTTGTTTAGTGTGATTTTCATATGTATTGGTTAATTATGTTATAACAATTCTATTGTTGAACCGTAAGCAGTGGCTGTATAGCTGGCACTAGCAGAAGTTACTGTTAATTCTATTGTTTTAGAAACACTACTATCTTCCGTAGATGTTCCTGACCCAGCAAATCCAGCAGAGTTCTCATTACTAGTTATACTACCTTCTTTAGCTAAAATAACTCCAAGAGTTCCATACTGTGCGTTTGTTGCAACATTAAAATACAAAACAGCTTCAACAAAACCTGCAAAATTGCGATTAGCAGAGTCACTTGTAACAATAGCTCCAGTAACTAGCGTTGTTGAACCATATTTTAATTTATACGTAAAAGTACCAGTGTTAGATGCTTGTGTTTGAAAAACTAAAGTTTTAATTCTAATAGCACGTCCTGTATTTAATGTGCTTCCAGGTACAGAAAAAGTAGCAATAGTTTTTTCTGTTGTAGAACTCGTAGTATTATCTTGTGGGTCAACCTTAAGTGTTTTAGTTGATGCTGGATTTACAAGTTGCCATACTGTACCTGTTGAATTATAAACTATCTCATATATTTGATTAATTAAAATATCGCCTGCAAGTAAAGGTCTTGAAAGTCCTGTTACTATTGATAATACCCCCAACCCGTTCACGTTAATTGTTGTAGCTCCTGTATTAGTAGCAGAAGCTTTGAAAGATACTTTCATCCCAGCAGTATACGCACTTGGTGCTGGAGAGAGTGTAAGAGTTAGAGCGTTAGCTGTACCACCAGCGGTTGCGTATATTACAGATTGGTTTTGTACCTCTGCTTTTGTAATTGTCGAAGGTGTTTGATACGTCGGCTTTGTACCTGCACCGTTTGATGTTAAAACTTGACCTGTTGTACCTGCACCAATTCTTGCCAAAGAACCACCTGTATCACGTGTGTAGATGTCTCCAACAGCGTCAGAGCCAACTGTTACGGTTGGGCTTGTGATAGTGGCACTGTCTAAAGTACCACCATTTATTGTTGGGGCTGTAAGAGTTTTATTTGTAAGTGTTTGAGTACCTGTTTTAGATACAGCTTTATCACTTCCAGTAACTTCTGAAAGTTTATAGTCGTGTGAAGATGTTACCGCTGAGCTATTAACACCAACTTTTGCTTCAAGCGCTTCTATAGCATCGTTTGCATTTTGGTGTTGTAGTGAATGACTAACAACTGATGTATTGTCACCAGCGTTTGGGTTTGTTAATGTATCTAAAGATGTGGGAAAGTTTATCATATTATTTGTTTTCTTCTGTCCAATTAGTAATGTGTTGTCCACCGTATTGTACGTTTATGTCATCATATATAACATTTGGGTCATCGTATATCACGTCTGTTATAATTTCTGATTTGTTCTCTTCATTCCAAGTTGTCATATTATTTATTGTTTTGATACATTGGTCTTATTTTGCCGACTGTTTCTTTTTCTCTACGGTTATATGCTTCTTTTAATTTCATAACCATTTCGTCTAACATAATTTTGAAAGATTTTTGTTTAGCAAGTTCTTTGTCTATAGACCAGTCAAGAGATGCTTTTAATCCGACAAGTTCATGGAAGCGTCTATCAAAACCTGGCTCTTTGGTTGTATCTGTTTTTACAAAGTAGTCCATATTACGTTTAAAATGCAGTTTAAGTCCTGCTGTAACTGCCTCATTGCTTCTTGGGTAAATCCATAAAGAATTACCTTTTAAGTCGTATTCTTGTGGTATTCCAGGTGTCTTTTTGTAGTCTGTAATAGAGCCATCTAGTTTCTCAACATCAACAGGGTTTAATCTTAACCATTCGCCATTGTTTAATACCTCAACAGCCGTAACTTCAAGATGCTTAAAATCAAGTGTATAGTTTGTAAGCCCTTGTATAAGGTCTGTGGTTGCTATAGCGTGGGTTGAGTAGTTGTTATCGTCAAAAGTCCAAGAGCGGTCGCATTCTTCAACAATAGAAGCAACATAGTCTAACGCTCTATTTAGATAAGCGGTTTTTTCTTCTAAAGTAAACCAACCATTTGCACCACCTGTTGAAACTTTAGCATCTAAGTATTGTATTAATCCTGTTTGATTTGTTGTGTCAGAGAATACCATTTTGTTTTTATATTATTTATAATCTTATGAAGGAGTTACAAGGATGTAATCGGTGGGGAGGACATCCCTGTAAGCCCCCCATAAGGGGAAGCTTAAAGGTTAAGCAAGTGTAATGTCTACAACAAGACCAGCTTTTGGAGTCCATAGTTTGAAGCCAACAAGACCGTAAACTACAACTTCTGTACCTGTTTTACCTGATACAGCTTTCTCTTCGTATTGAACGCCACGAGGAGATGCAAAAGTAGCCATATTCTTAACTCCGAATACACGGTGTCCACTGTTTGTCCAAGTTTTTGTACCTACAGTAGCATCTGTGAATGTACCAGCACGTACTACGTAAACGTCTACGCCCATCCAGTTATTCATAAAGCCATTTTTAAGTGTTGCATCTGCAAGAGTGAAACCATTAGTTGCACCTGCTTGAGCGAAACCTACAAGGTCAGTATTTTCAATGATAAGGAACAAGCCATTTGCGTATGAGTCAGCGTAACCTGCAACTTTAGAAATAAGGTTTGCCATAATTTCGTTAATGTTTGCTGCAGTAGTGAAACCACCAGCTGGAGTTGTGTAAGTACCTGTACCGTCTTCACAAAGGTTGTTGATAACATAGTTATCTACTTTAGCTGCGACATCGTACATAAGTTGGTCCATACGTGAAGCATAAAGGTCAAATTGTGAAAGAATAGATTCGAAACCGAAGATGTGTTCTGAAACTACGAATTCATCTGTTACTGTTAGAGTGTCATCTGTAGTAGTAAATGTAGCTGGAGTATATGTACCTGCAAGAGCTTGTACTGCTACTGTTGATGCTGAACCGTAAGGAGATTGAATTGTTTTAACATCTGAACGGTCTACTGCACAAACTTTTTCTGCTACAAGAGCATTACGAAGTGTGTAGTCAAGTTGTGATTTTAGATACTTTTCACGAAAAGTTTTTGTTGATAAAGTGTTTGCCATAAGGATTATTTATAATTTTCTTAATAATCCCACCGATTACTAGTTTTTTCTAGCCCGTCTTGCCATAACTAGACGCATAATATCTTCATCGCTGTCTGGGAATTCGCCTTTTTTAGCTTTTTCCAATAGAGCATCGTCTGATATTTTAGATACGCCACGTTTGGCTGCACCAGTATTTGTTACCTGTGCGGTTTTTCTCTCTTCGTCTTTTTCTTTTAAAAGAGTTTTAACGAATGGACTCTTTAGCGCTTCTGATACTGAAATGTTTTTTAGTTTTGCATAGTCAGTAACTTCGCTTATATCTTCTTCTGCAACATTTCCTTTGATAAGGGAGTACAGGTCAGATTGTGAGAGTTGAAAGTCCTTGTTATCTTTTTTAGGAGTAGATGTCTCCTTTATTGTTTTAGCTTTGGCTTCTGCTTTTTCTGCACGTATTTTTTGATTGCGGACAATTTCCTCCATTTTTTGTAAACGAGCTTTTAACTCTTCTACTGTTTCGGCATTGTCTTCTTCTTCTTGTACGTCTGATAAAGTGTCAACCTCTTCTTCTTGGGTTAAGATGTCCAAGTCATCGTTTTGTGTATCCATAGTTTAGAATTCATTTTTAGGTGTGAAAGCTTCACCAATTAATTATATTATAGCATTTTTAAAATAACTTTGCAATTATTTTGTGCTATTTTTCTCTAGACGACGCTTCGTTTCGTCTACAGTTTCTTGTTTTTGCCCAGCCAAGATGTCAATTTGCATCATTGTACCTTCGATATGTGAGATATAAAGGTTGCGTGCCATTATGTTACTCACTGTATCAAATTGGTATAAATCAATAAATGCTGTTTTACCTTGTAAAGATTCAAAACCTTGTTTGATAAAGCTAATAAGAGTATTACGAGCTTCTATTGTTTCATCAATTAAATGTGCTGGTGTCTCTCCGATGTTTAATGAACGCCATAGGTCTATTGTTTGTCCTATTGGTGCTTTAGGGTCAAGCTCTGGCAGTATAAACTTTTCAAGTATTTTTACTGTTTCGGCATTAATCCCTTTTATGATTTCTTGCTCAGTTTTTGATAGTTCTAAACCAAGAAAAACATTTCTTATTGCAACAAGTAAATCTTCATTGTCTGCAAAAGTGTTTTTGATTAAGTTTAGTTCATCATCACTGAAACGCATTTTCTTTTTTAACATATTATTTTTTCTTTGTTATTTTTTCTTCTATTTTTGTAACTTCTTTAGCCTCTTCTACTGGTGTTTCAATAGGCTTTGGTGTTTCAAATTTTGCTTTGTACTTTACTGGATTTTGTTTCTTGTAAAGTTCTAGCAATTCTTCTGATATGTTAAGCATTTTGAACGTTTGCTAATTCTTGTAAATTCCCACCGACCTTTTCCATTCCAGTAGCTTGGGGAGCTTGCTGGGCTTGGGACTGTAATCCTGCCAATTCCATTGGCGAAACCTTTCCTGTCTCTTCTAAAATCTTATTAAATAATAGTTTACCCTCTGGAAGCTGTAATATTTGCGGATTACCTATTATTGTTTGAAGAACAGTTGTGAGTGTTGTCATTACCGCTTCTTTGTCTGTAGTTTCTGAGCTTATTTCCACATCAACATCCCATTCTAGGTCTTTGAAGATTTCTTTCCAAGATATTTCTCCAAGTTCGTCAGGTTTTAAGAAGCGTTGATTTCCTGTTTGTGATAGTTCTTGTTTTATTTTAATCTTTTCGTTTTCTATATCTATTGGCTCAGCTACTTGTCCGCTTAGAATTTGTTTTTTAATAGACTCGTTGTATCGCTTAACTGCCTCTACTGGTATAAACATTGAGTCTATTTTTTCAATACCTTGTGAGTCAAGTGTTGCTGTGATTTCTGCGGTAGTGTCCATTTTGGTTTTAATAAATGGAATAATATACTCACGCATCATATCTTCTAAGTACATTGCTTTATTTTCAACCATAATCTCAAATAATGAATGAGCTTCTTGGTTTAGAATAGCAACTTGTCTGTATGCAGTACCAGACGGCATTGTGTTACCTGATATAGCGTCAGGAGTTGCTGTGATTTCTTTTGCTAGATTTTGCCATTGACCAGAGAAACTTTGCAATGATGATATATCGTGTGAGCCATTATTGATTTGTGTCAAAGGACTATTTTGCGCGGTAACAAGTATGTCTCCAGTTTCAATTTCCATTAAGGCATTACGAGATGTAAATGCTGGGTCTTGTGTTTGGAATATAAGTTTAGATGCAAGGTCAAGCTGGTCTTTGATAGCTTTTGCTGTGTGGTTTACCATCCATTGTGCTTCGAACAAATGCTTAACAGCTCCAATTCCTAGTGTTTGCCCGTCTTCTGGAATTAAGTGTGAAAGTATATAAGGGTCTTTCTTTTCTTTTCCTTTGTAAAGAGTAAAATCTGAGTATTTACCGTCTTTGTTTGATATAAAAGATATAACGTGCATTTGCTGTACATATTCGGTATCTTTTTCTTTACCAGTTAAGTTATACAATGGCAGTTCTCCGTGTACTTCGTATACTTCTATGTAGTTTGAGCGGTTGTCTATCTTTTCGCCACCTAGTGTTTCTCTAGACTCTGCTGACTCAATAAGAGATTCAACAACTTTTTCATCATAACCTCTTTGTCTCAATTGTGCTGGTGTTAGCCATAGCTTTTCTATTTTTGGGTTTGACTTGAAGTCTATTGGGTCAACAATAAGTCTATTCCATGGTATAACTTCGGCGTATAATTCCCCGTCTTTTTCTACAAACTTTGCAACAGCAGAACCATATTCAACAAGAGTTCTACCCCACTTGTTCAAAAACATTCCAAAACGGTCTTTGCGCATCCATTCTTGAAGATGTATAGTAGCAATAAAAGCACCAAATACGTCTGTTGATTTAGTTGCTTTAATTCTTATGTTTTTACGGTCAATATCTGTCGCTCTGTACCATATGTTTGTTGCAGCAGTAACGATGTTAAAGAAAGGTTTTTCTCTACCAAGTGCATCAGCGTCTCCTGATATATGTTTACTGTTTAAATACGCTTCTATCTTCTCAATATCTTCATACATTGAATAATCAACGTATTTACCAATTTTTGTTGTTCCTGTTATATAGTTTGTTTCAGCTTGTCTTACAAGTTCTTGTATTGTTTGCATTATTTTAATTTGTCCACCACCTTTATAGACTGTTAATGTTTATATTATATCACAAAATATGACTTTTTGCACGTTATCTTGCGCTGTTCATTGAAGAGCGGTTTTTATTTATTGAAAATCTTTCTGTCTGAGCTTGTAAAAATGCTCTTTCGTTCGGTTTGTGCATAAATAAAGCGTATCTTAAGGCATCCATTGCGTGGTCGTTTTCCTTTATTGGTTTATCACTTTGCCCGTTGTCAGGGTATCTATACTGCTGGATTTCTTCAATAAGGTTTAAGCACGACTCGTGGATGAATACTTTATTTAATCTAAATAGTTGCCTTACGTGGTCTACGCCAAGTTTAATATCTTTGTTTACTTCTCTGACATAAAAGCCATTGTCTCTGAGTATTTTAATTCTATCAGGTTCTGCTGGGTCTGGGTAAACAATATCAGGTGTCCAAGTCTTTAACATAGAAGCTATTTCATCCGTGGTCTTGTCGGTTTTATAGTATTCTTGTTTTATATAAAAAGCGTCATCGTTTGTTACTAAGATTTCAAGCATAGCAGTTGGGTTTGTAAACCCCCAGTCGAGCCCCACAATCCTCTCCTTGACGTTTTGCGGTTGGTTTTGATATATATGTCGTTCTATATCAAATTCCTTGTATACAAGCCCTTGTACCTTTCTAAAGTCAGCTAGGTATTCTTGCGCAAAAGCATCGGCATCCATGGTTTCTTTTAACTTGTCTAACTCTTTATGGTCGTTAAAAGGGTTATCATAACTTGTTGCGTGCGAATAAAACCAGTCATCGCTTTTCTTTGAGTCTTTAACCATTAAATAAAAATGATTAAATCCATTTGGTGTGGATGTAACAATCAGTTTTCCTTTTGATGTTAGAAGAGTCGGTTGTATAACCTTTTCAAACTTCTCTTTGAACATTGGGTAAAAAGCTACTTCATCCAGTATAACTAAATCGTTTTCTACTCCACGTCCCTTATCTCTATTCTTTACCGCTTCCCAGCCACTCATTCTTAGAATAGATTGTCCACCGTATTTATTCTTAACAGTTATTTCTAGTAATACGCCGTTTGTTTTAATAGTTATTGGTTCTAGAACTTCCTTAAACATTTCCCACGCAATATCTCTAGCATCGGAAAGTGTTGGTGCATAATAAGAAACCAAAGCGTTGTCGGTATTCCATAATGTTATAAAGATTTCAAATCCCATAACAGTAGTCTTTCCACATCTACGCCCCCAGTTTAGTATTTTGTATCTAGAGTTTGAGTTTATTACCTCCTTTTGTTTATTGTGTAGTTCCATCTATTTTATTTATAACTTCGGGTGGCAAGAATACTATCTTCTCCCCTTTTGTTGTAATGTCGGTTTCTTGTTTTTGTAAAGGTTTACCAATAGCTCGGTCGTTGACTTCTTTAATAGCTTGTATGTCTCCTTCTAAAGCTTTGGCTATAAGTACTGGAGAGATTAACGGCAATGCTTCCATAAGAGATTGCTTGTATTCTTTAGCAAAATCCCTTTGTACTTTAGCTTTTAGTTTCTCTTCTTCGGTCATAGGTGGTCTGCCGTCTCTGTTTATTCTTGGGTCATCTTTAACAAAACCCTTTCCTGTTACACCGCCTTGTAATTTGTTGTTTTCCATAGTTTCATCCATATATTATATTATAACATATTAGAGAGTATTATACAATAATTTGCATTATACATAACCCTACTTATAGGATTATGAAAGTACACATTATTTATTGGGTTGATACCATTTTCTTATTTCCTTTGTCTTTTCTATAAGCAATAGTTGATTTTACTATCTTTGCTTTGTTTACTGCCTTTTTAACAGCTTTTTTAATTTTTGTTTTCATATCTAATTATTTAATGTTTGTAATGCTTGCTGGGTTGATACTGGAGTAAATTCTTTTTTCTCCTGCCTTACCATAATGCCCAATAGTATTAATTGAAGACATAATGATATTGTTATTCCTACAAGTAGAATTAATTTTTTGTTTGTCATAATTTATACCTTTTTACCCTTTGGAATTGTTACTGTTGTGCCTATCTTTGCTTTGCCTTTCCAGCGTAAATCGTTTATATATTGTTTTAATGT